CCAGAAGGCACAGTGACTTACTGTTTTTGTTGCAGTGACTTGTCCTACCGTTGGTAGTCCCATATAGTCTTGCAATGAGCCAATAGCATAGCCATTGGCAGGTGACACCTGTTGGGGAACTACATAAGATATTGAGTCCCCTGGATTGTTTTGTTCTCCCATAAATTTTTGCCAATTATTCCAAATTAGACGATTGGGAACAAAGAAGAAGAATGACTCTAGATGTAAATTATCCATTACTGGATAAAGTGGCGTCGCCATACGAGCGAACGCTGTCATGTTTAGATTAAATGTGTCTCCTGGTAGAACTTCGTCTACGTAGACTGGTACAAGGTAGCCGGCATCGAATGTAGTTTTGTGGGTACTTTGACAGTCAAATTTTGATCGCGGAATATCCGCTTTTGGAATCATTGTGAACTGATGTATGTCTACTGAACGATTACGATGCATTTTGGCTTCCTTGTTTTATTCCGTAAGAAATGTTGCCATTTCTTTACGGTTAGTTTTGTAATTTTACTTGTTTACCCAGACTAAGTAATTTAGGTTGATCATACAACTCAAATACTCCTGTGTTGTCATCGAATTCACCAAATTCGTACAAGTCGAAGTCGTCTGGGTGATTATATAACTGGTTATCAGGATCACTACGATTAATTTCATCTGAGAAGCTCCTGATTGCTACACCAGTTGATGGTACAAACATTGGACGACCGTATGCGTCTGCTGCTCGGTCTTTTACTGAACAAAGTGATAATTTCATGAGGATTTTCCTAAGTGAGGTTACGTTTAAGTTTTTGAAGTTTTGCTTGTTGGACTTTTTCTTTTACGATGAGTCTATCAAGCGTATTGTCTTCGCTATTTAGTTTACCGTTTATTTCACGCTTGTAAAGTATTTCATCGTATTCATAAGGGTTTTCCTTAGCATATTTTTTATCGTAGAACTTAGGTGGTTTCACTTTTTGACCTCGTATTATTACGTAATCATGTGGATATACGTCTGTTTGGTACTTTTTTAGCCAGGTAGTACCTATTCCTGGCTTTAACGACATTTTGTTATATTCAGCTTGTTTTATATTACCTGATTCTTTATCAGTATAGTGTTTCCAAGCGTCTTTTCCTGTTTGTTTTTTCATTATGTATCGTGCGACATATGCTGCAGATTCGAATGTAACGTCTCCCACGCTTGTGAAACCGATGGACTCAGGTTTTCCAGATTCTCTATTAATATCTTGCCAGTAACTTGCAAGCTCTTCGGATGTATAAATGATACTTCCAGCTTCTGTTTTTTTATAGAATTTTTTGTCTTTGAACGTGTGTCCGAATATACATGCGTGGTAATGAGGGCGTCCGAATTGTTCGCCATATTCACCAGCCATGTAATAACGTATGAGTTTAGGTGATAAGCCTTTCCGTAGTCGCTTAATGAAGCGCTGAAAATGGTCGTGATGTAAGGAGTTGTCATTTGGTAGGTGCTCGTTATTATAAGTGAGTGTTATAAAACAGTTTTCGTCATGCATTTGGGCTTCGTGCAAACATCTCATAGCCCATTGACGTGATCTTTCTAGCCTGCAGCCAATACATTGACCGCAGGGTAATGACAGGTTTTTGACGGTATTAAACCATCGTCTTTCTTGGAAAACGATTGAACCGTCAGCGCATTGAAATGCGCTTATTGGGTGATAACAAGGCATGTGAGGTGCCTGGGGGTTTTATTAGAACCTCCAGCCTCCACGCTGGGGAGCTGATCTCATATTTGGTGATTTAGTTTTTCGGCTATGACTCCGAAAAGACTTAGCTGATTTTCTCTTGTTTACTGAATGTCTACGCATATACATTTTTAACTCCTTTTGTGGTTTGGTGTCACCTAGCACAGTTACATCAAGTAAGGTAACTGTGCTTGCGCCCTATTCGGGCGCTTTTTCTTGTGGAACTTCAACGACTTGCGGCAGTTCCACAGATGGATTTACGAGGCCTAATTTGATAGCCTCGTCTTTATTTTCTGGATTGTCCAAAAAATTTATTAATTGAGCTGGGTCGTTTTCGAACCTAGCTCTTAATGTAGCTGGCAAGGACATAAATTCGTCCTCTGCAGCGATTACTTGATTTAAGGCAGTGTGGTAGTCACTTATGCCCGTGAAATCGCCATAGCGGGGCGATATGGCTTGTTCTGGCAACATGCCAGTTATATTGAATTGACGAAGGATATTATTAATATCACATTCGTCTTTGAAATGCTGCTGAGCCAGGGAAGCATCCTCACAATGCAACCCTGACTCATTTGACGCAGCATCTGTGTCGTAATTATAGGGTGTACGTAAAAACGGAGGTTTTTTACTCATTATCTTATCCTATTGTATGCGCCAGTAGCGCTTGTTATACCATCCATAGCATCTTTTAAATATGGTCTCATTTGACCATATGGTGTTTTTGACATAGCTTCAGTAGGTTGTTGTATTGCGGTTTCTTGTCGAGTTCTAGCTTCTTGAGCACTCGACAATCTTGTTTGGGCTGTATAAAGCCCTGCTTGTTGTAATATATTATTTGTTTGCGCCTGGGTTAGTCCAGGCTTATATGCTTCTGTTATTGCCGTTGCTCTTTTTAATACCGCATCCGCGTCTGCAACGTCTATTTGCGAATTTATTAAACGCTCTTGTGAATTAGCGTTTCTTAATTCTTGATATTTTCCAAGATTTTCACCAATAGATTTTACGCCAGCTCCAAGTGAGCTTTGCATTTGAGCTTGTGCGCCTGGTTGATTACCAGCGCCTCCTTGTTGATATGCAAGCATGGGATTTAACCCAGCTTGTTTCATATCTTCTACTGCTGTTTGATATTGTGTTGCACGTTGTTCTTTTTGAAAAGCCATTTGCTTTTCAGATTGTTGCGCATTAGCTTGATTTGCTGATTCTTGACCCATATATGAACCAATTCCACCGATAGCAGAACCGACCATTGACATAGTGCCTGGCGGTAGCCCCATTGAAATACCAGCTGCTTCTGCAGCTAAAGGGGCTACATCTCCGAATATACCATCGAACATTCCCATATTAGAAATGATCGATTAAGCCAGGTACGCTATACATTGGCATTGGTCTTGCTTTCTTTACATCAAAGAAAGAATCAAAGATAAATTGTTGTCCGTTGGCACTACTGCCTACAGCAACCACACGTGATACTGGTGGTGTATCTTTAATAAACGTATCGTTTAATGTAGGTACGGCAGTGAATTTTTGAGCTAAATGCCAGCCATCAATAGTTCCTGAGGCTGTGCTTCTAAATAAGCTCGAAATTCTAGATGGATAGTAACGATATTCTGCCCATCTTTCTTGATATCCGAATACTCCAGTATCGGTTGTGTCGCCAGTTACATATATTTCCTGATTTAATACAGCTTGTTCGCCTAAAGTAGCGAAAGCTGGGAAATAAAAATCGTAACGTGTAGAACGGCTCCACATTTTTTGCAGACCTTGCTGATAAGTCAAGTCTGCTCTTACGGCTACGATACCAAGGATAACGCCGTGTTCAACGAACGATTGAGTAAAGCCATGATTGTGAGCAAGGGCAGTACCCATACTAGCAAGTGTACCCAAAGGGGTAGTCGTACCGGATGCACTAGTTCCAGAGGTCTGCGCAATTGGACTGATGTTGATATTAGTTGAACCACCACCCAAATACTCAGGACGCTGTAAGCGAGCGTCAGGGCTGATGACGCCAAAGTGAGAACGAATAATCTCAGTATATCGTGTTCCACCACGTGCGTCCCTTTCAAGTAATTTTTGTATTTGGAATGATTGACGTAATTGATTAATTGTTGCTGCAGTTGCAGATGATAAATCAGCGTATAAACCGCTTTCTCCAGAAGTTACTACTCCAAGAGCTTTTAAACTTGCTGGAGTTGTTCCTGTATTAGAACCTGCTCCTGGAGCTACGTTGTACCATCCAGGTGATGCGTATACGTCACCGCCTGTTGCTCCTAATCCAAAGTTATTAACTGAACCATCGTTCAATCCAAAACTTTTTCCGTTACCATAAACGGGAGCAGTTGTACCTAAAGGTAATGTTATAGCAGTGCCTTTTTGTGGCCAAGGTAGTGAAGACGTAAAATAGTCTTTACGCTTGCCACGTCTTAATAATGTGTAATTTGCTACTGTATCTGGTCCGTCGCCCTTGTCGACTACGACAGAATTTTGAAGGTTTTCGTCTCGAAACCATTCGTTATATATTAAATTGTAAGCACGTGTCCAGAAGGCACAGTGACTTACTGTTTTTGTTGCAGTGACTTGTCCTACCGTTGGTAGTCCCATATAGTCTTGCAATGAGCCAATAGCATAGCCATTGGCAGGTGACACCTGTTGGGGAACTAC